ATTATACTCCTAAATAGACAGAATGTCAATATACTTATATAGTACCTTAGTACCAGTTATGAGATGAGTTTTTTAGCACTTTACAAGATTACATAAGTTTGATATAATGACGGTATGCAAACACCTGACTACATTACAATCACAAAGTGGCAGGCAGATAGGGGTAACTTTATATCCTATCATCCCGAACTGCCAACCGTCATCAGTCAGGGCGAGACGCCAGCCGAAGCCGAGGCGAATTTGGTAGAGGTGACGGAGTTGGCGATTCAACATCTGGAAGCGCATGGCCTGCCTGTCCCGATGCCTCATAACTTTCAAAGTGCGTTGGTTGATCTGAGTTATCCATAATGCCAGAGCAGATCATAAATTTTACGCCCGGTGAGTGGGGGCAGGCGCAAAAGCGCAAAGCGGCCAAACTTCGCAACGCCGTGATAACCGGCTCTATTGTGTTTGCCTTCGGTTGTGGTTTTGGCTACTGGGCGTTATGGGAGATGGTACACAAATGAAGCCTTATGTAAGTTATATCACCAAAGAGGGCTTTTCAGGCGTAAGAGCTAGAACCTGGCATCCGGCTTGGTTTATTCCCGTATTCAAAATTTGGCTTAGATATTGGCTTGATGCGCCCAAGAGATATAAGGCTTATCAACGCGCTTTATCTGATATTTTTGTAATTCTGCATAACGATAATCCGAGCATAGATACACTCACAAAGATAATTCGCAATGTCGAGTGTGGTCATGAGTGTGGGTACGAAGAACCTTATGGATTTGTACGGGAGGCGGGTTGCCCAATACATGATTGAGGAATAAGGTAGATAAATGAGTATCTTTGATGACACAATAATGAAATCCAGCATTGTAATGAACACGCTATATTATCCCCCTACTCAACCAGCCAAAACGCAAGAATCACTTCCCGTTATTCCAGATCGTATCATCCAACTCGCTAAGAATTCAGGTGGTGAGTTTATCCACAAGAATGGGCAGCAGATTTACAGATGGTCTTACGACAAAATGTACTATGCGGATTACGACGGCTCTGGTTTTGGCAGTTGGTTTTTGTGGACAGATGAGCAATTACCGGTAGGGGAATTGAAAGAGCTATGACTGCCATCATAGACTTGGATAGAGTAGCCTTGATCTTGGTTGAGGCTGCTTTTTTTGGTGATAAAGGTACAATCAAAAAGTGGGGTATAACTCGCCAAACTGTTTATAACTATCGGCAATTATTAAATACTAACTCAGACCTTTTACATAAGTTTACTCTAAAAAAACGGGAATTTGAATCTAACTGGGCGAATGAAATACCGGCTTCGATTATAGCCGGTATTAACTTTTTAGGGCAAGCAGCTAAAGAAGCAGACCCTAAAAACCCTGACACTATCCATGCCATAGCTGGCGCGGTTAAGATTTTAGCCGAAGTAGGATTAGCAAAAGAGATAATAGATGCTCGACTTGGTAGAGAGTTTAGACAAAGTAGAGAAGAAGATAACGCGCTGGTTGCCTCCTCAGATTCAAACATATCAGCCGGTAGTTATTCAATCTCATGATATAGTAGACTGGGTAGAATCTAATTTCTATATCCCTGAGCTAAAAGCTCCTATTAAACTTTATCCCTACCAAAAAGCGACACTTAGAGAAGCATTAGCCAAAGACGATAATGGTAAATTTAAGTACAATCTTATCGTATGGGGTGATATCAAGAAGTCGGCTAAATCATCAATCGCGGCGGCTCGCGCTTTATTTGCAGCGCAACAAAATCAGTGGGGTAGTGTCAAGATAATTGCCAATGACATTAAACAGGCTGATAGTCGAGTAAATTTCTACCTACGACGGGCATTAGAACTAAACCCCAAAATGACAAAAGATGTAGACTATCGGCAGGTAGGTTACAAGACTTTAATCCCCTCTCTTAATTCTACCATTGAGGCAATCCCGATTGATCCAGGCGGCGAAGCTGGTGGCAATGACGATTTAATTATCTTCTCTGAATTGTGGGATGCCAAGCATAAAGCCATGCAGCTTATGTGGACAGAGATGACATTATCCCCTACCAAGTTCGGTTATTCACAGCGATGGGTTGAAACGTATGCCGGTTATACCGGCGAATCTCCCATACTTGAACGATTATATGAGCGTGGCTTAAGCGGTGAGCGTCTTGATTTAAGCTACTCAGACAGTGAAGGCTATCACGACTTGGCCGATTTAGAGGTATATCAAAATAGCGGTATGCTCATGCTCTGGAATAGTGTACCTCGTCTCCCCTTTCAAACTCCTGAATATTATAAAGAAGAAGAAGAAAATTTAATACCAGAAGAATTTGAGCGAGTACATCGTAATCGCTGGATAGGTTCTGTTGTTAAGTTTGTGGATAAGTTATGGTGGAATGCCTGTCTTGATTCACTTCCTGCTCTTGATAGAAGCCAACCGGCTATCTTGGCGGCTGATGCTGCAAAGGGAGGCGATAGCACTAGACCGGCTGACTGTTTCGCTCTAGTTCTGGTTACTCGCCATCCCTCAAAACCTGATACGGTTGCTACTCGCTATTGTGGTATCTGGCAAGCCGAAAAGGGAAAGCTACTAGACTTTGAACCAATCGAGAATGAGATACGGCGAATATGTCAGGAGTTTTCGATTGTTGAATTTACCTATGACCCTTATCAACTTCATGATATGGCAATGCGGTTAAAGCGTGAAGTTGTAGTAAATGTACGCGAGTTTAATCAGAATAAAGACCGGCTAATGGCTGACAAGCTACTTAGGGATTTAATCATTGGTAGACGTATAGCCCATGATGGTAATCCCCTTTTATCAGAGCATATTGACAATGCTAACGTAGTTAATCATGGCGAAGATGGTATAAGGTTGGTAAAACGATTACCACAAATGAAGATAGATTCGGCTGTTGCTTTATCAATGGCGGCAAGTCGCTGCCTTTATTTTAACTTAGCTTAACTCAGAGGAAGGTAAAATGAAACGTCTAATCTGTTTGCTATTTGGTCATATCAACAATAAAGAAGCGATAGCTCATCGGTGTGAGCGTTGCGGCTATTGGATTTTTAACTGGGTGAGACGATGATAGAAGGCGTTAAACTCATCCCCCTACAAACTCACTTAGATGAGCGTGGATTCTTCCGTGAAGTCTTGCGAGTTAGTGATATAGAGCAATTCGGCCAGTGGTCACATTCGGTAATGTACACGGATACGATTAAGGCGTTTCATATACATCAGATTCAGACGGATTACTGGTATGTGCCAGTGGGAGTTGTTAAGGCAGTATTGGCTGATTTAAGAAAAGAACCTAACCTAATACGACAATCATTTTCAGGAAATATTAGTGACTGGCAGGTTAGTAGTTATTTTGACTGTAAAGAGTATATCTTAGGTGATAACCAATTCCCTCAAATCTTGGTTATCCCTCCTTGTGTAGCTCATGGCTTAAAGGTGCTACAAGGGCCGGCGCATCTCTTTTATATCACGTCTCACACTTACAATCCAAAAGACGAAGGCCGGATACCATATGATAGTTTGGGGTATGACTGGTTCAAACAGGATATAAAATAATCCTTAATCTACTAACCTTCTTTACTGTCATCGGCTATGGCACTTTATCCTATGCACCATCGCTCGACAAGGTAGCAGAACGTCGTATCAATGCCAATTGGGGATTAGAGAGCGTAGAGGGTTATGACTTGCTCATAGCACCGGCTGATTGTTCATTGCTTGGACTCGATGGCTGGCTTATCGTAGAGGATGAAGTATACCGAGTGATAGTGGTAGATTGTGAGAACGGCAATCATAAAGGACAAATGGCACAACGTGGATTGCTACTAGACCAGCCTCGATTAGAATTGGTAAGCCAAGAAGGATGGCTTGTTTTACGAGACATAAAATAATCTTATTGACGTAAACGCATAAGTAAGATATAATGCTAATTAGTAAAGATATACTGGAAAACATGCGCCGTGTTGTCATCCAACTTCTTAACCTGCTAGATGACGCGCTAGGATATTGCCGGACAGTACCTAGCAAAGAGGAGCGGCGGCGCTTACGACAACTCGATAAATAACTACCTTACCGGCTGATTAGCTTGGCGGTGATTCCCACATGGGAGTTATCGCCTTTTTTATTTTATCCCGCAAGGGGACAGGTGTGCCTAATTCGCTACTCGCTAACGAACTAAATAGTAATGGTCACAAAGCACTCAACCCGCAGATAGTTGAGAGTTTTCAACGCCGCCTTGATCAGAATGAAGTAACGGGCGGTATTTTCTCATGGTACTTCCGACGTGCTAATGACGGCCTGACAATCTCGCCTTACTGGTCAGAGCAGCGTGACAGGCAGCTACGTGACTTTGTGAGGCGTGAAGGAAACGACATCCTGCAAGGTGCAATTAGCAGCATGGTGAAGTGGGGCACGAATCTCGCCTGGCTTGTTGAAGGGCCACAAAGGGTAGTCAATCGCTATCAGCAAACTTTAGCCGAATCTGAATTCGGCGAGG